AATGGTTTTTCTACATTAGATAAAAGTTATTATAAAGTTAGATACAAATACAATACAGCAAGTGCAAAAGGCAAAGGCGGTAAGAGCAGAAAGTTCTGCAAAGAAATGATGTCAAGAAGCAAAAGAGGTGTTGTTTATAGATTAGAAGATATTGATAAAGCTACAAGGCAAATGAATTTTAAAGCTGCTGAGTTACCAATGCACAAAGGCCAAAAGTATGATTTATTTAAGTTTAAAGGTGGTGTATATTGTAGACACAAATGGCAACAAGTATTGTATAGAATGAAAGTTGATGCTGCTTTAGATGGTAAAAAAGGTAGTAAAGATTTAAAAGATTATGATGTGGTAAAAGAAATACCAAAAAGTTATGAAGCAAAACCAAGAGGGCATAAAGATGCAAAGAAAGCTCCAGTAAATATGCCGAATAACGGACATCATCCAAATTATAAAAAGTAAGTAATGAAAACAACAATAGAAAGAATATTTGAAACATTAAGTAAAGAAAAGGTAGAGTTAAAATCTGAGAAGATAGAGTTAGGTGCTATTGATGATTTTGAAAAAAGTTATAATAAAGCATTAAGTGATAATACAGCAGAAAAATTAATTAATAATTTAAGAAAAGCTGAAGTAGGTTTTGAAAAAGCATTAAAAGAATTTAACAAAACACTAAAAGAGGGAGAAACTATTAAAGTTTTATCTAAAGATTTAGGAGTTGACATACCAAAACCAGTTTTAAATAAAATAGATTCTACAGCAGAACTTATTAAAGATTATAATAAATATATATCTAAAGTGAAATCAATGTATAATATGTTTTAAAAATAAATTAAAATGAGAACACAAAGAAGAGTATTTGAAAAACTAAATGAATCTACAAAAGTAGAATTAGCAAGTGAGAAGATAGAGTTATCATTAGCTGGAGATATTCAAAAAGTTTTAAAAAATATTAGTTCTAAAAGAAAAGATATTAATAACACAAAAAAAATACTTGAAAAAGCTAAAGATAAAGCATTAGATGTAAGAGAAGAAGGCAAAGATACTTTTGATAGAGGTATGGCAGTTAGAGAAGATATAATTGATATGGCAAAAGAGTTAGGTGTTAAAAGTAATGATGTAAAAGGTTTTAAAGAACTTGATAAAAATCTTGATTTATTAGAGAAAGAATTTCAAGAATTATTAAAAATGGTTTAAATAATGAGTAAAGCACTATTTGTAACAAGACACGATATTTCAGTATTTACTGCTGCTAATGGTAATATAGATAATGACAAACTGTTACCATTTATAAATCAAGCACAAGATATACACATACAAAATTATTTAGGTACTGAGTTATATGTTAAAATACAAAATGAAATAGTTGCTGGTACTTTATCTAATCCTTATTTAGCTTTGGTAAATGATTACATTAAAAGTATGCTCTTACATTGGAGTATGGTGGAATACTTGCCTTATGCTGGAGTTAATATTTCTAATGGTGGTATCTTCACTAAAAATCCTGAAAATAGCACACCACTAACAAAAGAACACGTAGATAGTTTAATTGAAAGAAGCAGAACAACAGCACAGTTTTACACAAATAGATTTATAGATTTTATGCAAAATAACGCAGCTGGATTAATACCTGAGTATTATAGTAATTCTCAAGAGGATATGTATCCAGATGATGTTGCAGATTTTGGAGGTTGGGTACTTTAAAAATATATTATGCCAGATAATAACATAGAATGGGGACAAGGTGGTGTTAACAACAACAATGATTGGGGAAAAGCAAAAGCTAATTCTACCAATAACTTTGGTGCTGTTTATGATAGTTCACCAAGTGGTGATACTAACATTGCTGGTGGTGACCCTGTTGTTTCAATAACTTATTCTGCAAGTGCTTTTTGTGCTGACGCAAGCGACCCTACACCAACTGTAAGAAACAATGCTGGTGCTGGTACATTTAGCTCTACTACTGGTTTAGTATTTATTAGTACAACAACAGGTCAAGTTGATGTTTCTGGTTCTACTGCTGGAAGTTATTTAATTACTTATACAGATACAGATGCTGCAACAGCTACATTTAACTTAACTATTAATGCACTACCAACTGTTATTGTAAGTACTTCTGCTGGTACTATATGTAATGGAGAAAGCACAACACTAACTGCTTCTGGTGCATCTACTTATGTATGGAATGATGGTAACACAGATAATCCAAGAACAGTGTCACCAACTACAACAACTTTATTTACTGCTACTGGTACTGATTCTAATGGTTGCACAAGTGCTGGTGGTACTACAATTACTGTTAATGCCTTACCAACTGTTGAAATAACAGGAACTTTAACTTATTGTGCTGGTAGTACAACTACACTAACTGCTACTGCTGGATTAAGTTCTTACTTATGGAGTACAGGAGCAACTACTCAAGCTATAAATGTAACTGCTGGCAGTTATACAGTAACAGGAACTGATAGTAATGGCTGTAGTGCTACTTCTTCTGTTTCTACAGTAACAGAATTACCTTTAGATAGTGCAACAGTAACTTATAGTGCAAGTGCTTATTGTCAAATGCCTACTGGTGCAACTGCTGTAAATGGTTATTATCCTTTATATACTACAGCATCTGCTGCTAATGCAGAAAGTAATGATGGTCAAAGTCATACACATTATCTAAGTGGACAAACTTATTATATGCCTGGCGCATCTGCTGGAGTTAATCCTGGAGTTGTTTTATATCATGGTGGCTATTCTCTAACAACACCAGCACCAACAATTACAGGTGAATCTGGTACATTTAGTGAATCTACTGGAAACTTATCTATTGATAGTTCTACAGGTGTTATAAATGTAAATAGTTCAACTGCTGGAACATATACTGTTGTATACACTACAAGCGGAAGTTGTCCAAATACAGTAAATAATACTATTACAATAAATGCTTTAGATGGTGCTACTTTTGGCTATTCTGCAAGTAGCTTACCACAAACAGGAACTGCAAGTTTAACAACTACACCAACTACTTCAGGTGGTGTTTATAGTGCTTATCCAAGTGGCTTGAGTATTAACTCTTCTACTGGTGAAATTAACTTAGCTACTTCTACTATACAATCATATAAAATATTCTATGAAACAAGTGGTGCTGGATGTCCTAATTCATCAACATTTGATTTAGCTGTAACTGCTGCTGGTATTGCTAATAATTACAGTATGAGCTTTGATTCTGGTAATGCTGATTATATAAGTTTTGAAATCATATCTCTTGCAGGTAGTAAAACAGTTTCATTATGGTTTAATCCTTTAAATACTACAAGCGCTGTTCTTTTAGGTGGTAATGCGAATGGTATTGATTATTATCCCTATTTTAATAGTAGTGGAATATATTTAAGGAGTAATACTGGTGCTACAACTTTAAGTTACTCTGCGGGTTTTTCAGCTAACACCTGGTATCATATTTGTGTAGTTGGAGATGGAACAACTGCTACTCTTTATGTTAATGGTCAATCTCAATCAACAGGAACTGACAGAACTCTATCTGTAGGCGCAATAGGTAGGTATACAAATTCAAATGCTGGAGAATATAATGGATTAATGGATGAAGTAGCAATCTGGAATACAACTCTAACAGCTACACAAGTACAAAGTATTTACGATGCAACAGGAACTAATTTAACTAAAGATTTAACCACAGTATCAGGTTCAAACCTTATTTACTTTAATAGAATGGGAGATTAATATGAGTAACTACTATAATAGACAATGGAGGCTTCCTAACGCTTGGAACGGTACGGAAAGCAATGTTAATAAACAATCAAACTACTCGCTTGAATTTGACGGTACAAACTATATAGACTTAAGCACAAATCTTGATACTTATTATAAATACGTAACAACAGTTTCTTTTTCTGTTTGGGTAAATTTTAAAGATTTAAGTACTGATGTTACTGTTCTTGGTACTTGGAGAACAGCAAGCCACATGCTTGATATTAGGTTTTTGCAATCTACTGGTAAATTGTCTTTTAGGGTTGGTTTTGGAGCTGATACCGCTGGAGAGGTCGAAGTCATATCTTCAGGTAAAATAGTTGCTAACACTTGGTATCATTTAGCTATGGTTTATGATGGAAGTGGTTCAACAAATGCTGATAAATTAAAAGGATACATAAACGGAAGTCCAGAAACTTTAACATTCACAGGAACAATTCCATCTACAACATCTAATATATTAAACAAAAGATTTGATATAGGTGGTAATTATACAAATAAAGATGGAAATAAATTATTAGATGGAGTAGCTATTTTCAATTATCCTCTTTCTTCAAGCCAAGTAACAACTCTTTATGGTTCAAGCTCTACTGGTATAGGTAATCCAATGGCTTTATCTCCAAAGCCAGTTGCTTACTATCCTTTAGGAGACCAAGATGCTTTTAATGGTTCTAATTATTTAGTGCCTAATAGTTCTTTGAAAGATTATGTTTTTGATTTTGAATTAAATACAGCAAGTACAGCGGATGAGTATATTTCTATTTTTCCAAATAATGAATTAAATGGATTAACAGATGTAACTTTTGCTGGTTGGTTTTATGCAAGAGCATCCAATGTATATGATGGAATCTATTCAAATAGGAGTAGTGGTGGTTATGTTTTAATATATCCTGATTATGTTACATCAAATACTTTTAGGTTAAGAGCAGCAATTCAGGCAAGTGGTGTTACTTCTTATGTAAATTCAAATTATGTTTCAATAAATCAATGGTATAACTTTGCTTTAGTTTGTGAAAGTGGTTCTGTTTTAAAAATTTATATAAATGGACAAGAAGAAACAAATACATCAGGCAATAACTTTTCAAGTATTGCGCAGTCAACATTTTTTAAAATAGGCTCTGATGGTTGGAGTAGAAACTGGAATGGGTTCTTTAGCAATTTTCAAGTATGGAATACAGGTTTATCATCAACAGAAGCAGCAACTCTTTACAATAATGGCTCACCAATACAAACTTTAGCTAATATACCCCAAAGCTCTAATCTTCAAGGCTGGTGGAAATTAGATGCTTCTGCTACTTATGATGGTACTAATTGGACGATTGAAGACCACGCTGGTTCAAACGATGGCACAAGCTCAGGAATGACACAAGCCAATTTAGTACAAAGTGATTTATCTTTTACAAGTGGTCACAGCCCTTATGCTTTAGATTTTGATGGAACGGATGATTATATAAGTTGTGGTAATGATAGTAGTTTAGTGCCAAGTTCAATAACTATTAGTTTATGGTTTAAAACAAGTGGCTCAGCAAGTGCAATCCCAAGATTAATTAATAAAAGTTATGGTGGTAGTCCTTATGATTCATACTTTATTAGAATAAATAATAATGTTCTAAATTTTAAAATTGGCGTTTCTTCTGCAAGTGTTCAAATAGCTGGAACAACAAATGTAATAGATGGAAATTGGCATAATGTTATTGGTACTTATGATGGTTCTCAATTGAAATTGTATTTAGATGGTAATTCAGAAGCAACCCCAATAAGTGAAACAAGGGCAATTATAGAAAACACTTCTTATAATTTAACTCTTGGTTGTGAGCTTGGTGCTTATGGTTTTAGCTGGCCTTTTACAGGTTCTATGTCAAATGTATCTGTCTGGAATACTGCTTTAACACAAACGCAAGTAACAGAAATTTATAATGAGGGTGTACCATCCAATCTAAACAACCATAGTGCCTATTCAAACTTAGTAAGCTGGTGGCAGTTAGGAAGTAACAGTTCTTTCAATACTAACTGGACTGTATTAGATGAAAAAGGTAGTAACAATGGAACTTCTGTAAATATGACTGAAGCGGACATCGTTGACGGAGTAAATACCTATGCTAATGGTTTAAGCTCTGGAATGGGTGGAGATGAAATTATTGGAGATGCACCCTACAGTAGTAGTAATTCTCTATCGGTCAACATGGGTGTAGAAGATAGAACAACAGATACACCAAGTTAATAATATTAAATAAATAAAAATGAATAATAGAACATATGTAATTTGTAATTTATCAGATAGCAACCTTGTCTTGTTTTCGCAAGTAAATCAGAGTTCTGCTCAATCTGTTAGAAGAAATTTAGCTAATACACAAATGGTTTTAAGTTACCAAGTTGAACCAAGTTTTATAACTGATGGAACTTTAACACCTTTAGGAACATATAATCATAGTGAAATATTAGAGATTTTATCAGGCAGAGACTGGACAGAACCAATGCCTGAAGAATGAATTATTTAAAAAGTGTAAGAATGGATGATCACAGTATATTAATGGCCGTAAGTGCTATTATAGGAGCATTAGGAATAAAAGAAGTTTGGGGTTTAGTATCTAAAAAAATGGATATTGGAGCAACTAAATCTGAAAGAAAGTTTAGTGTATATTCACAAAAC